GCGATGCTCTACCCGGTGATGCTCTACCCGGCGATGCTTCACCTAACAATTCGACATAACATGTATTGTACGCCGGCCGTTATTTGCCTTGATATCAAGACAACTTGCCTTGATATCAAGACAACTTACCTTGATATCAAGGTAAATAGGTGCTCAAAAGATCACTAGTGAACAGGTGCTCACTAGTGAACAGGGGTGCACCCCCGACCTACCCTGCCCTCTCCCGATGTTCCCCCATCTGAAAAAGTCCTGATAGTTTTGCAAAAACCAAATTAACCTAAAAACAGTTAAACTTAGGCCCCAAAAAATCTGGGGGGAAATTTTCAGAAATCAAGTTTTAACTCTTTTTCGGTTTTGATAAACACAGGATTAAACTTGTGTGAAAACTTAAAAACGGATTAACTCTGCCTGTAATGAAACAGAAAGTCATTTGGTCACCTCTCCCAGGCTCACAGGCACTAGCAATGAATGCGCCGTGCAATCACATCCTATTTGAGGGTACACGTGGTCCTGGCAAGACGGATGCACAGCTTATGAGGTTTCGGCGGTATGTCGGAATGGGATATGGTCAAGCTTGGCGCGGTATTATCTTTGATCGGCAGTATAAGTCGCTGGATGACTTGATTGCGAAGTCAAAGCGGTGGTTCCCGCAGTTTCACGATGGTGCCAGGTTTCTATCATCACAATCAGCGTTGAAGTGGGTGTGGCCGACCGGGGAAGAGCTGCTATTTCGCCATATGCACGACGAAACCGACTATGATCAGTACCACGGGCACGAGTACCCTTTCATCGGCTGGAATGAGCTCACAAAGTACCCAACCTCGGCTTGCTATGATGTGATGATGTCCACAAACCGTTCTTCGTTTGTTCCCGAGGAGCACACGCCTAGGAATTCAAAAACCGGTCAGTACGAAACCCCGGATGGCAAACCGCTAGACCCGATACCGATGATTGTGTTTTCTACGACCAATCCATTTGGTGCCGGGCACAATTGGGTTAAGCGTAGATTCATCGACCCGGTCCCGGCAGGTGAGGTAAAGAGGATGACCACTGAGATTTTCAACCCCAGGACTCAGAAGAGGGAGAATATCACAAAGACCCAGGTGCGTTTGTTTGGTTCGTACAAAGAGAACCGGTATTTATCGCCTGAGTACGTTGCGGAGTTGGAGAATATCACGGACCAGAATCGTAAACGAGCTTGGCTGGAGGGCGACTGGGATATCACCGCTGGTGGTGCGTTCGATGATGTTTGGAACAGCGATTTGCACATTGTGCCGAGGTTTCAGGTGCCAGGTTCGTGGAGAATATGCCGTTCGATGGACTGGGGCTCGAGTCACCCGTTCTCTGTCGGCTGGTGGGCGATATCTAATGGTGAGGAGGTTGCTATATCCGAGGATAGGACAGTATGTTTCCCAAAGGATTCACTTATCAGAATTGCGGAGCTTTATGGCGCGGATGTGGTGAACGGTGAGCAGTTTGGCCACAACAAAGGCCGTAAGCTTTCAGCACGGAGATTAGCGCAGGAGGTTTTAGAGGTCGAGGAAGAGTTGACCATGCTGGGGTGGATAAGAACTAAACCTGAGCCGGGACCAGCGGATAATCAGATTTACAATGTCAGTGAAGACGAGTCGGGTTCGATTGCTTCGATGATGGAGAATGAGGGAGTTGAATGGACCAGGTCTGACAAGAAGGCTGGATCAAGAGCAAATGGTTTTCAGATAATGCGGGATATGATGGAAAGATCGACAGACCGCGAGGGTGCCGGGCTTTACATTATGAACAATTGTGATGCGTTCATAAATACAATCCCAAGCTTGCCAAGGGATGACAAAAAGCTGGACGATGTTGACACCGATGCAGAGGACCACGTTTACGATGAGGCGCGATATATGGTTCTTGACGCGAGGCCGCAATGGGCAAAGTATGTAAATATTCGAATGCCGGTATAACGGCAAGAGGTTTGCCTATATTTAGATTATAAAATTACCAATTTTCCCACATGCCAAATGTAAATTACGTACGCGAAGAAGTTGTCCAGGCCAGGAAGATCTGGCAACTGATTGATGACTGTGTAGCTGGTGAACAGCAAATTAAATCAAAAACACAGGACTACCTACCAATGCCGGTGGCTGAGTCCGATACGGACCAAATGCTATCGCGTTATGCCTCGTACCTGAAAAGGGCGATGTTCTATAATGTGACAGCTCGTACTTTGGACGGGCTTGTTGGGCAGGTATTCTCTAAGGACCAAGCCATTGAGCTACCTGAGAATATTGATCGCTACGTGGACAACATCGATGGTGCCGGGACAAGCCTCGAGCAGCAATCAAAACTAGCACTTCAGACAGTTTTGGCAAAAGGCCACGGTGGCCTACTAGCAGACTTCCCAAATAACCAGGGGTTTGTGTCACTTGCTCAAATTGAAAGTAATTTGATCCGCCCAAGGATCCTAAACATTGATCCGGAGGACATAATCAACTGGCGTATGCAGACGGTCGGTGGCGAGTCGCTTCTTTCTTTGTTGGTGATCGAAGAGGAGAAGATTGTTGAGGATGATGGCTTCGAGTTTGATAAAGAGTACCGCTGGCGCGTGTTCCGGTTGATCGACGGTGAGAATGGCTACCAAGTTGAGGTAACCCTTTGGAGAGCCCCTGGCGAAGACTTTGAAACGACTGATGACTTCTATATTGAGGAAGGCCCTTCGATAATGACCGACTACAGCGGTTCGCCGTTGCAGCGGATCCCTTTCGAGTTCATGGGCAGTACAAACAATGAGCCGGTGATTGACAAAGCACCAATGCTCGACTTGGCCAACATGAACATCGCGCACTATCGCAACAGTGCTGATTATGAGGAGAGTTTATTCTTGGTTGGGCAACCGACCCTGGTCATCTCTGGTCTGACTCAGGATTGGGCGGACAAAAACATCAATGGCAAGGTAATCCTTGGTTCCCGGTCGGCGATCACTCTACCAAAGGATGGCCGTGCTGAGATGTTGCAGCCACACCCTAATGTGATGCCAAAAGAGGGCATGGAGCACAAGGAGCAACAAATGAAGGCGGTCGGTGCTAAACTGATTGAGCCCAACTTCTCTAAGGTCACAGCTACCGAGGTTCTGATGGAAGCTGCTTCGGAATCTTCTATTCTGACAAGCACTGCAAACAATGTTTCAGCGGCCTACCGGAAAGTACTTATGCACATGGGAATGTTTATAAGTGAAACAAGTATCGATGAGATAAACTTCTCATTGAATACTGATTACACGGTAACCAGCATGACAGCCCAGGATCGCCAGCAGTTGGTCGCCGAATGGCAGGGTGGCCTAATCACATGGGATGAGGCTAGAGAGACTCTTCGAATAACTGGTGTTGTAACCGAGGATAATGAGGCTGCAAGGACCAAGGTAGAAACAATTGATGCTAACTTGATCTAATGCCAAAAAAGGAAGACCGAAAACCTTTAGAGGAAGCAGCAATACTGGCCCAAGTCACTCTCGAGAGGCTTAAGGCTGGGTTTGCGCTTAAATTTAATAGTGTCTTTGCCAAGGAAGCAACTTTGGTAAGGTCCACTTTGAATAGTCTCAGTTATGATTTAAGTGAGGCAAGTGTTGCACAATCTAAGAAGCTGCTTTCGAAACTTGATAAGTCTATTTCGAAAGAGTTTAAAGTTGCCAACTCGGATCTTAATTCTGAGCTTCAAACTATATCAGCATTGTATGCCGGGATTGAGGCAAAGGATTTAATAGACTCTGTAACGGGTGATTTAAAACTAAAGACCATAACGGCAAAGCAAGCATTTGCAAAAGCCAAAGTTATGGCCATGGGCCACTCTGGAATATTACTTGAGGACTTTATTAGTTCCTTTGCTGCCACGGAGACCAAGAGGGTAGTAAATACAATTCGTAGGGCTTTCCAGGAAGGCAGGACGAGCCAGCAGACAATAAGGGAGGTGGTGGGCACCAAAGCGTCTAACTTCAAGAATGGGATTTTGGAGATATCCCGCAGGAATGCTAAGACCTTGGTATCAACCTCCGTACAGCATGCCGCGAGCGCGGGTAGGATGGCCCTTTGGGAGGCCAACAGTTCTGTGGTTGAAGCCTATGAATGGCTTTCAACATTGGACAGTAGAACGACCACAACCTGTCGAAGCCTGGATGGTTCAAAATTTGAATTAGGCAAGGGACCGGTACCGCCGATCCACTTGAATTGTAGATCAACAACGGTGGCGGTACTTGGAAGTGAGTTTGATTTCCTTAAAGAAGGTGCCACCCGGTCGGCTGAGTTTGGACCTGTCAGCGCAAAGAAAACTTATTACTCCTGGTTGAAGGACCAATCTGCTTCTTTTCAAAATGAAGTACTTGGGCCGACAAGGGCTCGTCTTTTCCGGGATGGTGGGTTAACTGCTGAGAAGTTTTCCGAATTAAACTTAGGCAGAACTTTCCAGCCTTTGACCCTTGATGAGATGCGTTTGAAAGATCCAAAGGCATTTAAAAGAGCAGGAATTTAATTTCTTGCATAGAAACCAGTTTTTGTACACTTTTGTTTCGAACCGGGATTTGTAATCCCTGAAAAGATCAAAACTTATGAAATACAAACTAACATCGGAAGAACATTCGGCCCTAGAGGAATCAAACAAGGGTCTTTATTCGGAGCAAAATGATTCATTTGTTCTCCAAGTCGAAGGACTAGAGGACCACTTTGTTTCAAAAGAGAAAAAAGATATTGCTGAGACGCATCGTAAAAATGCCGAAAGTAGACTCCAGGAGGCTGAGGCTCGTGAGGTTAAACTTCTGAAGGATATTGAGAAGTCCAAGGGTGGTAAAGATGAGATTGAGTTGATTCGGAATCAACACATCAGCGAGTTAGATAAGATCCGCGCTGAGTATCAAGAAAAAGAAAATCTCAGTAAGCAGGAATCATATAAGACTATGGTCGAGCTTGAATCGGAGAAATTTGCCCAAGAGCATTTCATCGTTCCCTCAGCCATTCGCCGTCTTTTCTCCGACCGACTGGCGGTTGAGGAAGTAAATGGACAGCCGGTAATCCGTACAAAAGAATTGGACGGCACACCCTCTATTAAGTCTGTTGAAGATTTAAAGAAAGAATTTCTTGATAATAAAGAGTTTTCTCCTATTATCAAAGCATCCTTGGGTTCTGGCAGCGGTGCTGAAAAGAGCGAAAGAGGAGGAAATTTCAGCGGTGCTGGGAAGGAAATCGACGTTCTAACTGCAAGTCCAAAAGACTTGGTGAAGGCAATCAGCCAAAGAGCCAAGTAAGTTGGAGTTGTTCTACTTAACAAACAAACCGTAAATTATTATGTCTCTACAAGTATTCAATGAATATCTTAACACATCCCGCACAGAGGTTGTTGCTCAAGCCGTTGACAAGTTCAACGCCGCTTCTAATGGCACAGTTACCCTCTCCGCTGGAGCTAACCAAGGCGACTACAATGTAGAAGCCTTTTATACCGCTATTGGTGACCTAGTTCGCCGCCGTAATCAATATGGTTCGGGTGCAGTTACTGCTTCCGACATTGCACAGCTCAATGAGAGCTCTGTCAAGGTCGGTGCTGGTACTCCCCCAATCAACCACCCACCAAGCTGGTGGACTTGGATGCAGAAGAGCCCAGAAGAAGCTGGTGTTATTCTTGGCCGCCAACTCGGTGTTGCACAGACACAGGACTTGCTTAATACAGCAATCTCCGGTGCTGCTGCCGCTATGCAAGGTGTTGGAGCTAGTGTTGTCTATGATGGCAGTGCTGCTGTTGCCTCGTTGTCTAACCTGTCGAAAGCAACAGCACTCTTCGGAGATCGCTCGCAAGCTCTCGGTGGTTGGGTGATGCACAGTAAGGTCTTCCACGATCTTGAGCAAGCTGGCCTTGCTAACTCCTCTCGTTTGTTCACATTCGAGAATGTTACCATCATGCAAGATGCATCTGGCCGTCCGTTCGTGGTAACAGACAGCCCAAGCTTGGTTGTTTCAGCCGCTGGCGTAGAAGATGAGTACCTGACAATGGGTCTCGTACGTGGTGCAGTAAACGTCGAGATGAATGGTGATTTCACCGATAACGTACAAGTTATCAATGGTGATGAAAATCTCCTTCGTACTTACCAAGCTGAGTGGTCTTACAACCTCGGAATCAAGGGTTTCGAGTGGGACCAAGCAAACGGTGGTAAGTCTCCTAACAACGCTGCTATCGGTACAGCAACTAACTGGGACAAGACCGCAACAGATATCAAGGACACAGCAGGTGTCATGTTGCAGTCTCTGTAGTATCCAGTAAATAAAGTCTTGAAAGACACGAGCCCCACCAGTTATTAATTGGTGGGGCTTTTCTTTACCCAAATACAAAATCAACTATGAAAAAAATAACCAAAAAAATACTATACTTTATCAGCGGCCCCGCTCCAAGCGGTCAGCAGATCAAACAAGCAATGGAACTTGGTGCTTCCTTTAGGAATGCCGCCCTTATAGGTGAAAATGAATCCTTAGAAAAATGCGATGCCGTTTGCGGTGAGGTACCAAAGCAATACCAGGGTTTTCCAATTATTGATCTTCAGACGGAGCCTGAGCCTGAGAAGCTAACTGAAGCGGAAGAATTAAAAAAACTTTTAACAGAAAAAGGGGTAGCTTTTAAAAATAACAACTCAGTTAAGACCCTTAAAACGCTTTTAGGGGAAGGGTTGTTAGAGCAATCTTAATTGCTTGCCATCCCAGCCTTACTATGTTTCCTTCTTGGTATGGCTATTATAGTTGAAGATGGTACTGGTCTAGCGAATGCTAATTCCTTTGTTACTGTTGCGGAGGCACGAGCCTACGCAACTGACAGAGGAATTACATTGCCAGCGGCTGATGTTGACGTTGAGAAGGCACTCATTAAAGCGGGTGACTATATGTTCCGTTATGAAAAGAACCTGAAGGGTTCGAGAGCGACCACAACACAGCGTCTGCCGTACCCAAGGTACCCGGTTAACGTGTTCGGCACCCTAATCCTAAAGACAGACATACCAAGCCAGCTTAAAGAGGCTCAGATCGAACTCGGCATTGAGTCATCGGCGGGAGTAGCCTTACGACCAAATGGTTCCGGGCGCGAAGTCCTAATGGAAAAGGTTGGGCCAATCAGCACACAGTATTCCGAAACAGGCAGTGGCTCAAACACCCCAACTTTTTACAAGGTTCTTGATCTACTTTCACCCCTCTTAAAATCTGCCAGTGGTTCCTTTATGGAGGTAGTAAGGGGATAGTATGGCCTTTGAATACAGTACCATGCAAGCCACGGCCGAAAGGCTACTGGCAAACTACGGGGAGCAGATAGAGTTTCGTAGTTACATACAGGAAAGCTATGACCCAGTATCTGGCGTAGAGCAACTTGAGTATATAAAGTCTTATCGGACCGGAGTATGTCTACCATCTGTTGAGAGTGGTATGAAGTTCTTTGATGAGGCGTTTATGGCAGGTTTGGTCTTGGGTAAGACCAAGGTGTTCATTGTTTCCGGGATCGGCCAGGATTTTGACCCAAAGATTGGCGACCAGATATTCTACGATGGTAAGCTTTGGGATGTGGGCACCGAGGATATCAACACTGGAGTCATGCCATTTAGACCGGTCGCAAGTTCCAACATAATTTTTACAGTTGGATGCAGACTGTCAGGTAAAGATCCGGAAGCGGGAACGGACATTGGCTTCTTGTCAGAATTATCTTTCCAAGAAAACAGACTTCGAGTTTTTGTTAATGAAACTTTCTACGAGGATCTCCAGGGTGTGTAATGCAAAAATTTGATGTACAGATGAGTAAGTGGTGTACTAAGTCCACCAAGGAGATTCATGATTTACTATCGGGAGTGATTTTGGAATTGTTTTCGGCCATCATAAAAGACACACCAGTTTTAGATGGTTATCTAAGGGGTAATTGGCTGGTATCTTCAATGGCACCTAGGTTTGGCGTTTTAGATGTAATGGACCCAGGCGGGAACAAAGCCACGTATAATATTGGGAAATTGGTATCTTCACTACCTCTTGGTAAAGATGTCGAGGTGTATATGACAAACAGTCTCCCATATGCTTACAAAATTGAGTATCTTGGCCACTCTAAGATAAAAGCCCCCGGTGGGATGGTTGTGAAAAATTTCACAAGGATAACACAGTTGTTGAAAGCTAGGACTTCTTAATATTTAATACTTAAGTAATGAGCATATCAAATATCAGAAAAGCCTTTGTAACTGAGGTAAAAAGCACTTTAGATGGTTTGGGGTTTGGTGATAAAATCAAATGGGAAAACCGCGACTTTGACCCAAGTGGTTCGCCTCAGTGGGCTGGCTTTACATTTGTTTCTACAGAACCATTTGTTGTCACGCTTGGGCAGGGGGGAGATGATAGGCTAACCGGGTATGTACAAATTGACCTAAACACTACTCAGGACTCCGGCGATGGTGCCATGGATGTTTGGATTGATGCTTTTAGGCAACAGTTCCCGGCGGGAAAACCTTTGACCTTTGGAACTAGTTCCGCTTTAGTCTTGAACACCGGGGTTAATTCAGGGACAATGTTTGACAATTGGTTTAGAAAATCTATAACAATAACATACAGGGCTGATCTGCCCAGGGCTTTAATCTAAAAATAATAAAAATATCATGGCTGATTCATCTCGTCACAATCTATTCTTCGTTCCGGAAACAACTTATGGTGTAACACCGTCGGTTGACCCATCGTTTGCCGATGTACGCCATACTGGCACCACCCTGGCAATCACTAAAGAATCCTTTCAATCGGAAGAGCTACATGCCGACCGACAGATCCGAGACTTCCGACATGGTGTTCGTGCGGTAGCGGGTGATGTAAGTTTTGAGTTATCTTCGAGTTCTTTTGATGATTTGTTAGAGGGCACCTTTATGGGTTCCTGGGCGGGGAATGTTTTGAAAGCCGGTGTCACTCGTCGATCTTTCAGTCTGCTACGTCAATTTACCGACCTGACAGCTAGTGATAAACCTTTCCATCTTTTTAAAGGTGTTGAACTTAACACCTTTAGTTTGTCGGTACCTGCTTCAGGGATCGTAACTGGTTCGTTTGCTTCCATTGGTCAGAACATGGAAATCAATTCGGACATGACAGCCTACGGCACACCGACTTATGGAACTCCCGACACCACGGCTCCTTTTGATAGTTTCACTGGTACAATCACGGAGGGTGGCATTGCAATTGGTATTGTTACTGAGATCTCGTTATCTTTGGAAAATGGTCTAGCACCTCGTAATGTTATTGGTTCGGATGAAACAATCCGCCCAACAATTGGCCGTTCAAACTTGACCGGTAACATGACAGCATATTTTGAGAATTCAGTTCTTCTTGAAAAATTCTTGAATGAGACCGAATCAAGTCTCACGTTTACACTAGCGGATGCTGCCGGTAACTCCCTCCAATTCGACATCCCTAAGATCGTTTATAATGGTGGTCAACCTGATGTTTCCGGCCAGGGTGCAATTACATTGTCCCTACCATTCCAAGCTCTGTATGACAGCATTGACGAGAGTCAGATTGTAATTACCCGTTCATAGAAAAAACCCAATACCCTGCCAGCCAGGTCTACTTAACCCCTCACTGTAAAAAGTGGGGGGTTTTTGTTGACATACATAAACGGTTTTCATTTATTACCAGTATGGAAGAATTTTTTACTAAAGAAGCAGCCAACGAGGGGATAGTAATTCCCCTACACTTGCCAACCGGTGGTAAATCGGAGCACACAATTACCATCTATGGGGTTGACTCCGATGAGTTTTACCGTGCTTTGCAAATTGAAAAACGAAAACTATCTGGGATTGAGATCGCGGCAAACAATCTAGAAGGGGAAGACCGACTTGAATACATTAATGACAAGCAACGCGAGTCCGAGTATACCGTTTTAGGGCACCTAATTAAAGATTGGACTTTCGAAATGGAATGCACAATGGAGAATAAAATCCACTTTGTGAAGAATGCACCCCAGATTGGGGATCAGATCAATAATATTTCCGGGGACAGAAAACTTTTTTTAGCTCTAGGGCAAGAGAGTTAGAGAATTTTGCTGAGTCAGAATTTGATCTTTCTTCGCCCCTCGAGGGTTCCAGTTGTTCAAAAAGAACGCACTTAAATAAAGTTTGGCAGCAGTCTGGTAAAAAACCGGATGAGCTTGAGAAAGCTCCCAAGCCGCCCAAAGAGCTTCTCTACATTTGGGATTGGTTCATTGAGCTGATCCAGTTTGGGGAGATAAACTGGCAGACCTTACATGCCTGGGTGGCTATGCGTGGTTTTAAAACCAATGCGTTCGAAACAGAGTTGCTTTTAACCCTAAATAGGCTTTATATTAATCGCAACCATGGCAACAGATGTAACACAACTACTAATAAAGGTAAATAGTAACCAGGTTGGTACGGCGAGCAACCGTGTTGACCGATTGGGTAGAAGTGCCGGTAAAACAACGACAGCTACGAATAAGCTTACAAGGGCCTTTAAGAGATTCGCGGGGCCTCTTGCGGTAGCATATGGCGTTGCCAAGCTCACGAAGTTTATTGTAAAAACCGGGATGGCCTTCGAGACTTTTGAGAAGCAGCTATATGCGGTAACCGGTACTGCCAAACTTGCATCGTTGGAAATGGATTATCTGGCTGATGTTGCGGACAAAAATGCCGTAAAACTAAGCAGCTCAATTAAACCGTACGTCCGTATGAAAGAGTCGATGAGGAGGCTTGGGCTTGAAGCGGAAACCACAAGAAATATTTTTGAGGGTGTCTCAAATGCGGCTGCAACTTTTGGCTTAACCGCAGATGAGGTTAACGGTGTACTTGTTGCTTTTACACAAGTTGCTTCGAAAGGGAAAGTACAGGCGGAGGAGCTTAGAAACCAAATTGCCGAGCGTATACCAGGTGCTTTAGCTTTAGCAGAAAAAGCTGCGGGTGTTACAAATGTAGAGCTACAGAAAATGTTGGAGACCGGTCAATTAATGGCCAAAGACTTTCTTCCCGCGTTCGGGGCGTTAATGAAACAAGAATTTGGTACTAATTTAGAGCGCAAAACAGATACACTTGCGGCCTCGGCAACAAGGGCATCAAATTCATTTGACCTTCTAGGCAAAGAAATTTTTGAACTTTCCGCTGATACAATTGGTCAGTTTATATCATTAAAGGGGATTCTAGATGTGGTTGCTATGGCAGCGGGGGAAACTGCGAATGCTCTCAAATGGATAAAAGAAGATCGCAGAGACAGCGTGTTCGTTAGACTAGCGGAAGATATGGGTGTGGTAATCGCCGACATGGAAAAATTTAATAATGCCGGTGAGGTAATGAGAAGTTCAAAGTTGTTCAAATTAAACGAAGAATACAAAAATCTTGTGGCATCTGCGGATTTTGATCAGTTGGGAGGCTTCATGAGCAAAATCCAAATAGCAATTTATGATACTGAGGTAGCATATGAAAGACTTAATGGTTCAAAGGAAAACCATAACAAAACGCAAAAGGATGAGATGCGGGAACTCAAAGCATACCTTGAAGTTCTTAGAAAGTTTGAGTCTGAACTTCCAGACGCATTTGCAGACAAACCACGTCCTGCCCCCATAGACATTGGTAGTGGCACAGGGCAAGAAGAGAAACAAGACTTGGCACTAGAGCGTCTTAAAAAGTATTTAAACGCTGAGTGGGAGGCCCGTGATGCCGCTTTTATTGAGGAAGAACTCCAACTTGATGACAAGTATGCCCGAGACCTTGCAAAACTCGAGGAAGCTTATGAAGGGAAAAAAGATCTAGATGAGGAGTATGCGGATTTTAAAACCAAACTAGACTCAAAATTAACTAAGGATCTTGAGAATCTGAAAAAAAGAGAAGCTCTGTCATCCCAAAGAACCCAAATGCAAGCCTACAGCCAGATAGTTGGTATGGCTGGGGATTTAAGCGGTGAATTACTAGCATTGACCGAAGAAGGTTCTTCGGCTCATAAAGCTTTGTTTTTGACTACCAAAGCTCTTTCCATCGGGCAAGCCATTCTCGCTACCGAATTGGCAGCTAATCAAGCGTCCGCTGACCCACTTAACCCAACCATGATTGGTAAAATTCAGGCTGCTACTTTGATCAGGGCATTGGGTTACGCTTCTGTGGGTGTCATGGTTGGAACCACCGCTGGTAGTTTTGCTCAGGGTGGCATCGTCCCTGGTGGCAGCTTCAACAGTGACAATGTTACCGCCAGCGTTAACTCAGGTGAGATGATCCTGAACTTTGCCCAACAGAAGGAGCTTTTGGATGTGGCCAAGGGTGGTGGCCGCTCTTCTGGGGGTGGTGTAAGTGTAAATGTCATAAACAATTCTGGATCTGAAATTGAGGTCCAGGAGGATGAGGGTAAGAATGGCCAAAGAATGATTGAGATTATTGTATCCAAAGTCGAAAAGAACATGGCTAGTAAAGTCCAACAAGGTGGAAATATGTTTAGCAAATCTTTTGAGGGTGCTTATGGGTTAAAGAGAGGTAACTCATAATGGCACCACAATGGCCAACATCTATCCCGCCGATTTCAGCAAAGATTTCGGCTTCTGTAACCACCAACGTTGCTAGAACAAAAATTAAAAACGGTCTGCCTAGGCAGAGGAATCGATTTAAGAATCAAGTTTCTGTGTACAATGTGTCCTGGCTGCTTACAGATGCTGAGTTAAATACCTTCGAAACTTTCCACAGGGTCAATTTAAACAATGGTAATCAATGGTTTGAAATTGATTTACCGGTTACCCAGGGCTTCCAAACGGCACTTGCTAGATTTGTTAGTGGTGAGTATAAGAGTTCAAACAAAGGGGTTTTAAACTGGTCGGTAAGTGCTTCACTTGAAATTGAAAACAGCTACGGGTATACTTCTTACCCATAAAATTAAAAAATAATGCCAGTACAATTCCCAGTCAGCCTCCCAAGGGTCTCAAATAAACTCAGTCTGGGTTTGAAGGATGCAACAATCCGTCAAGTTTTTGACACTGGTAGGTCCCGGCAAAGGTCCAGGTTCGAAAGTAAGAACACCTTTTACAGTGTGAGCTGGGTGTTTACTGATGACGAGTACTCAACATTTGACGCTTTCCACAGGTTGGCGATAAACAACGGCAATGACTTCTTTGACGTTGAACTTCCGACAGGGTCAGGTGTGGAAGTAGTCACGGCGCGTATCGTGGATGGCGAATACAAAGTGAAAGCCAAAGGTAATTTCAATTGGGTCATAACCTCACAGCTTGAGGTTTTAAGCTCCCTTTAGGGGCCAATATCAATTGACAAGAACTAATTTTAAATATCAAATAAACAAATCATGTCTTTAGCAACTGAACTACAAGCAATAATTGACAAAATATCTGAGGACGAGGTTCTCCTCTATACGTTTGTAAATGGCGATATTAACACTGTAGTCAACGGTGCCGGTGGCCCATACCCGTCACTTGCTAAACTTACAAGTGACCTTTCTACTGCTTACACCAAGCAGGAGGTGGATGACTTCCTGGCGTTAAAAGCAACACTTGAATCCCCAGCATTGACTGGAACCCCAACCGCCCCAACACAGAGTCCCCTTGATAACTCAACAAAAATTGCAACAACAGCTTATGTTGACTCTTCAGTAGGGCCAAGCGATAAGGGTTTTTTCCTAACACAGGCCGCATTGGTGGCCGAGTACCCAACAGGTCAAGATGGATGGTACGCCGTTGTTGGAGAAACCGACACCGTGTGGACTTGGGATTCTGACACAACGGCTTGGAAAAATACCGATACAAATTCACAGGGAACTGTCACTTCCATTGGCATCACTGATGGGAACGGTATTACATCAAGCGGGGGACCGGTTACACTTTCCGGTGATATCACTGTCGGACTTGATACCGCAACACAATCAACACTTGCAAGTGTCGCAGGCAAGGCCCCAATTGCCGATCCTACATTTACCGGGACAGCCACAATTCCGATTGCGGATATCACAACTGCCAACATCACAACTGCCAACATCACAACTGGTAACATCACAACTGCCGATATCACGACTGCGAATTTTAATGCGGGTGCGATTGATGGTGGAGAGCTTAGTTGGAACGGTCAAGAAAGGACACTGAACCTTGTTACTGGAGTGGACACAACTATTCAAGTTGGGCAAGAGTTGGTACTGTATGCTGTAAATAAATCTGGGGCAACAATACCCAATGGAAGTGTTGTATCAATAAGCGGTTCTCAGGGAAACAAGCCAGCTATTGTTTTAGCCCAAGCTGATACTGTAGCAAATGCACGAAAAGCAATTGGCGTCACAACTGAATCCATTCTTAATAATTCTAGTGGTTTTGTTACACTAAACGGAAAAGTTAGAGATCTAGTTCTGGACGACGGCACTTACGGTTTAGGTCAAGTAGTTTACTTGAGCAGCACTGTTGCTGGGGGTATTACAAACATTCAGCCAGACATAAGTGTTGAGCTTGGTCACGTTTTAGCAAATACCACTGGGGGCAACACAAACGGAGTGATTGAGGTTCAGATTAATAATGAATCAGCGGTGCATGAGCTTGAGCAACAAGTTCCGCACAACTCTGATTCAGTAATTATCTGCAACGACGGCGACAACATCCAAGACAAGTATGACGAAGCTGCAACATTAACTCCCAACGGAAATCCCTTGTCCGCGACAAATCTTGCATCACTTATTGTAATGGGCGGGACTTATGGAAACATCCAAACCGCGGCTTCGGATTTGTATGTTAATATCATCGGAATAGGAACTGTTACAATGGGGAGCCTTTCACTTAATGGAGCGAGTAATGCAAATTTTGCAACCATCGATAACCTTACGCTTGCTTATTACGAGGATGCTGGAAACTATGGAATTATAAAAAATATAATTTGCGATAGTTTTAGTAATTTCCTGATAAATGATGGATTGATTGAAAATGTAAAATGCGACAATAACTTTTACATGGAAAACAATAGTGGAATAATTGATGGAATAAAAACAACTAGTGGTTTTGAAGTCAATGAAAACTCAATCTCTGGTATTATTAAAGATGTCTATGCTACTGGAAATATTGACATTAATGATAATTTTGGGACTGTTGATAACGTAAACTCAACTTCGATTTTTTCTAATTCCTTAAATTCTTCTATAATTAAAAATTGCTCCGCAAGTTCATTTTTAACGGGTTATATGCTTAATGACGGCACTATCGATAACTGCCACAGCACAGGCACTACTTCTTATGCATTCGGCGGCTCTTGGAATTCTGAAAATTATGGAACAATTAAAAACTGCACAGCAGCAGGTCAATTTTCTTTTGGTCAACAATATGAAAATTCAGTGACTGAAAATTGTGTTGGAGGAGATAAGGCTTTTGCGGCTTCATCCAGTCAAATACAATTTGATGTTAATGGGTTTGGTGTTAAAGGAACATACAGAAATTGCACAGCAGGCGTAAAGTCATTTTTTGGAGCAAATGAAACAAGTGGCATTAAAACAGTGCAGGCGAATTTTTACAACTGCACTGCTGGTGCTAATTCTTTCGGGTTTGTGAATTTCGGAGGTGCTGAAACTCACTTTTCTGGGAAGGCAATTGGTTGCACTTCTGGAAACAATGGATTTTTTAGAGCAATCACTGGATCTACAAAAATTTTAGATGGTGCAGTGATTGAAAACTGTGTTGGAGGTTTTAACAGTTTTGCAAATGGAGTTAATGCTAGTAATGAAGGCGTGATTCTGCGTTGCAGAGTAGGAACTTCTGGTGCTAATGCATTTTCAGTAACTGGAACTGGCAAAGTTCGCCTTTGCTTGGATGAAGATTATAACGAAATAAACCTACCATAATATGGAAAACAAAACCTTACATTTAAAAGACTCAGTCTGGATGCTATCGCAGCCGAATCCAATGCCCCAAGAGCTAAAGGATTTGATACACGATGAGAGTGCTGACGAGCAAGAAAAAGCTACAGCAGTTACCGTTTGGAGAGCTAGTCAATATTCTACAGCAGACGCAGCAGACGCAGAAGCGGCACAAGCAATTTACGACGAAAAGAAAATGGAAAGTAATAACTTCATTTCTGCAACAGTCTTTCTCCCTAGTGGCAACGGCATTATTAATTGTCGCCAGCCAGACACTCTAGAGCATTGCCAAATTCGCTTTTAATGAACACTCAATTGTTTGAACATTTTAAAATATGGGGAACTCTTGGAGTAGCTCAGATGACTGCATCTATTTCAAGTGCAAACGATCTAGCTAGTATCTTCGCATTACTTTGCGGAGGAGTAGCATCCTTAGCCATCGCTTGGTGGCACATCTTTAAGAAATAATATTATGACACCAGAACTATTAGCAATGCTAGGCGGGGGCGTAAGTGGCTTCGTAATGAAAATGATCGCAGCACAGGCTGATAATCAGGCTCGTCTTTTTGAGCGTATGATTGCCCGTCAGACTGTAGCGGATGAATCAGCGGATAAGGCAGCAGCACGTGGTGGTGTCTATATGCGTCGTGCTATTACGGCGGCAGTTATCTTTGCCATTGTAATAGCCCCATTTGTCTTCGCATTCACCGACATAGGTGTTAGTATTCAAACGGAATCCAAGGGATTCCTAGGGCTATTCAAGCGTCTAGAATGGTCCACTGTACAGGGTTTTGTTATCCTACCAGAGATCCGGCAGACAGCTTTGGCGATTGTAGGATTCTACTTTGGATCTTCGCAGGTCAAATAAGTTATGGCTTTGACCAAAGCGCAAAGTGAAGCAATTGATGCTTACATTGAAGTTGGTTCTTATCGGGGTGCAGCCAGAAAGCTTGGCAAAGCGGAATCAACAATACGCAGCATAATAAAGAGACTGGAAAGACTAGGGCAAGTTCCTTGGAAGTCAGGGGCACCAACGCCAGCACATTTGAATGTCGGCAAGACAACTGTCCAATACGATGGTGCCGGAAATGTTATCCAAGAGTGGAGAAGGCTATACCCGGAAGCGCAGGGCATGCAGGATTTTGTGGATGGGCTGTGCGATCAAGTCAAAGGCTTGGGTAAAGCACCCGTAAGAAAATCGCGCAAGACAGATACTGAAGAATTGCTTTTTGAACTAGATATTTTTGATGCACACGTTGGTATGTACGCCGACGAAAAAGAAACCAAAGACGCTGACTACAACTGTGATATTGCAGCGGCCCGAATGGTACAGGCCGCCGAGGGTTTAGCCGCAAGAGCAAGACGGCCAGGAAAATGCGTCCTGGTATTCGGAGGTGACATGATGCACAGCGACAATCGAAGCAATCAGACAGAGGCCAGTGGGCACGTGCTCGACGTTGATACCCGGTACCATAGGGTGGTAGAGTATTTGATCCGTGCTTGCAGAGATGTTGTACAGGTTGCTGCCTCTATTGCCGCTGAGGTAGAGATTGTAGTGCTAGAGGGTAATCACTCTTGGCACTCCGAAGTGTGGCTTTCACGGGTTCTAGATGCCTATTACAGCCAATGCCCAAACATTAAGGTCAAATCTGATCCCTCCCCTAGGAAGCACATGGTGTTCGGCGACAATTTATTACTGTGGGCGCACGGCGACAGGATTGCGGCACAAAAGTGGCCCATGATTATTGCCGCTGAGTTTGCTAAGGAGTGGGGCCAAACCAAGTACCGACACCTTAAGATGGGCCACATACACCATAAGAAGACAATTGCACCAGTTATTGTTGACGAACAGTCGGGCCTGGTGGTTGAGTACCTAGAGGCATTATGTGCCACGGATGCATGGCACTCTGGAGCTGGCTTTGTTGGAAGCCAAAAAGGGGCAAGTGCGTTTGAGTATCACAAGACCGAAGGACTAACGACACGATATTTTAAATCTATATGAAATTAATTGCGCTCAATGGAGCTAAAACAGTTGGTAAAACAACAATCGCCAAGGCACTACAATTTCGAAGTAGAGATGTTAAAATTTTATCCTTTGCGACCCCTTTACGTGCAATGCTTAACGCAATAGGTGTTGAGGATCGATATTTGAATTTAGATAAAGAGGAGCCGGTCCCCGGTCTTGGAAAGTCAGCTAGGGACATGCTTTGCACTCTGGGCACTGAGTGGGGCCGAGGAATGGTCAATGAGTCAATTTGGCTTTGGGCTATGGGCAGACAAATTGACGAGCTGGTTTACAACTCCAAGAGACCAGATGATTTAATTATAGTCATAGATGATTGTAGGTTTCCAAATGAGGCCGACTGGGTTAAGTGTAGTGGGGGGAAGGTTGTTTGTTTGTTTCGGGACGGGATTGAATATACAAAAGGCCACGACAGTGAATTGCCACTGCCTGAGAATTTGATAGATTACAAACTTGATGCGGGTGACATTCAAAATTCTGTAAATATAATCCTTCCAATTTAACCTTTTATAGTTTAAACATTCTGTATGCCAAACGATGCCTACAGCGAAGCAATTAAAGAGGCTTATGCCTCCGCCCCAACGGACATAGTCATAATTGATACACTTGAGATAAGTCACCCCTCTTTACCTGGGGGGACTATGTGGTTATCAAAAACCCTGGTTGACTACACTTTAACACTTGAGGATGGAGTAACCAATCAGCTCTTCGGCGCAACTGGTTTTGAATTTAAACTGCCAGCGGCGGGGGAGAATGGTCTTCAGGAGCTAGACATTGTGATAGACAATGTTGATAGGCGTGTCAGTGAGTTCATGAATGCGGTAAAAGACTCAAAGGATCCCGTCAAGCTCACCTACCGACCGTACTTGTCTACAGATTTAACCGCACCACAGTTGGACCCCCCTTTGGTTCTGAATGTAACGGATGTCAAAGCAGACGTATTTAAAGTGACTGCAAGAGCGACATTCGCCGACCTTTTAAATAAGAAGCACCCACTACAGATGTACACCAGAGCGAGGTTTCCAAGCTTGGGGGGCTCATAGAGGAATGGACAAGCACTGGGCAATTGATTATATAGGTTTACCTTGGGTAGCCGGGGGAGTAGGACCCGATGAGTTTGATTGCTGGGGCCTAGTTATAGATGTTTACTCAAAATTCAAGGGTGTAGAACTACCCAGAATGGCTGGTGTTGATCGGAGGAACCCTGTGGACATCTATAAAGAGATATTAAAATACAGAAAATTAGAGTCTGTAACCAACATGGGGTTTTATGAAGTTACTCAACCACAAGAGTTTGACATAGCATTACTTGGCAGATCTAATAACTGCCATCATGTTGGGGTATTTACAGATGGCTCCGGTAGTGGTATTGTACATTGCGCTGAAGCTTCGGGGGTAGTATTTGAAACCAGGTCCCAACTTAAAATTGAAAGGTACAACAAAATATTCTATTACAGATATGGCCAAAGCGATACACATAACTAATCCCTTCTCGAAAAAAATCGAAACAATCTTTGATTTCGAGAAAAACGAGACCGTTTTGGATGCAGCTGCGAAGTTGTACGGGGATGGTAATGCTGACTTTGTAGTTCCAACAATTTGCATAGTCGGTGACAAACCATTATTGAGAAAAGAGTGGGTGTCTTATATACCAGAGGACTCCGAGGTTGTAAGCTTTGTTGCAGTGACTGGAAATCCCGTTGTCTACATAATCATAGCCGTCGTTGTTTCTATTGCGGTCAGTTTGTTAATGGTTGTGACACCCCCCAAAATGGGGTCGATACCTGAACCTGACCCTGTGTTCACCCTACGGGGCCAAACTAATAAAGTAAAGCTGGGTGATCCAATTGAAGACCACTATGGTCGTGTCAGAATTTTCCCTTCATACGCCGCCATATCTTATAACAAGTACATAGACAATGAACAGTATCTGTATTCTTTGTTTTGTCTTGGTCAAGGCGAGTTCGAAATTGAGAATGTATTTGTTGAGGATACCAATATCAATAACTTTGACGATACTGAGTATGTAGTCTACGAGCCAGGTGAAACAGTTGATTTGTTTAGGGACAATGTTGAAACTTCTAACGAGGTTGCTGGGATTGAAATGTTTGGTCCCAATGAGCCTGAATATGACAGTTGGGTTGGACCCTTCGCCGCTGGTGGGCCACAAAGTTCATCTGACATCATTGAAGTTGATGTCATTATCCCACAGGGCCTAAACTATTCAAACGATGAGGGCGGGCTAGATAGCCGTACTGTAACTGCATCGTTTCAATATCGGCAAATTGATCAAAATGGTGACCCGGTTGGGAATTGGCTAGTATTAAGTGAGTTCTCAAAGACATTGAGAACTGTGACTCCACAAAGATACACCCTGACGAAGGTAGTACCTTCCGGCAGATATGAGGTTCGGGCCAGAAGAACTAATAACAAGGACACAAACTTCCGCGCAAACAATACTGTCAAGTGGGAGAGTCTCAGAGCTTTTTTGCCAAATGTTGGCAACTATGGTGACGTAACATTGTTGGCTATAAGAGCACGGGCTAGTAATAACTTTAATGATAGCTCAAGAAGCCAGATCAATTTGTTTGCAACTCGTAAACTGCCAATCTGGAACGGTGTACAATGGTCCAACCCTGTCGCAACTCGGTCAGCCGTTTGGGCCATGGCCAACATCTTTAGGTCAATCTATGGAGGCAACGTCACTGAAGATAAGTTCTTCGATCTTGATGATTTCCTTTTAAAGGATCAACAGCTTAACGCAGAAGGCAGAACTTTCGACTGGACCTTTGATACTAGAGGGACCGTCTGGGAGGATGCCGCAATGGTTTGTAGAGCTGTTCGTGGAAGGCCACTCTTGAGGGGCTCGATTATAACAATCGCTTTAGAGAGATCAAAAACAATACCAACGGCTGTTTTTGGCCCAAACAATATTGTAAGCGGCTCACTTGAATGGGACATAAAAATCTACAATCAGAACGAGTACGATGGTATCGAGGCGGAGTACGTTGATCCCATAACTTGGAAATCAGAAGTCCTGGTGTGTGCGTTGCCAGATTCTGGTGCGGATTACCTAGAGCCAATGAAGTTCCCTGGTATCACCAACAGGGACATTGCTTATCGCGAAGGTATGTACGAGGAAAGTAAGCGAAGGTACAATAGAGAGAATGTAACCTTCTCGACTGGACTTGAGGGTCACATACCAACTTGGGGTGACTTGATACTTGTTCAGCATGATTTACCAAAGTGGGGTCAAGGCGGCAGGTTGTTAGCTTTCCAGGGTTTAGTACTACAACTTGATAGTGAGGTTACCTTCACAACTGGTGAGGTTCACCAAGTGGTATTGAAAGATAAAACAGGTGCTGCCTCTGGGCCGCACATAGTAACAGAAGTAGTCGGTGACCCTTATAAAGTTGAGCTCCAAAGTCCTATAGACTTAAGCGTCTTTGATTTTTCTAGTACACATGAGCTACCAATCTTTGCATTTGGTGTGCAGAACCTTGAAGGCAAACTTTTAACCGTTGTTGATGTTTCAACCAATGGTGAAGAAGAAATCTCGATAACCGGGGTCAACTATGACTCTAGAGTTTTTTACTACGACACACAATCCCCTGCACCTCCGCTACCTGGCCCGAGTGTAATCGACTCATGGAGCCTTCCCAAGGTCAATGGCCTTGGCTACAGTTTAAGCAATGATGCAAGTCGTGTCACGATACTCTGGAACGCAATTCGATCCGCGAGATTGTTCATTGTCCAGTGGTCTGATAATTTAACAACATACATTGATTCGGTAGAGGTTACTGACAATACTCTCACATTGGATGTACCTTACACCCCAATGTATATCCGTGTAGCTGCCGTAACTGATTTAGGTCAAGGACCGTGGTCAGGTGTTACTTTGTCACAAAGTGCTACGGAGGCCGCGGTTCCAGTTCTCCCATCCAATGTAACTGTTGTTTCTGGCTATGGCTCGTTGCAAGTATACTGGGATACCCAAGCTGGTGCAGACTTCTATGAAATTTCAGCTAAACCATTTGCAAATGATGCACCATCAGCAGATGCCATAAGTGAGATAAACAATTACTTACTAGTTGGGCTGGGTGGTAATGAACTAATATATTTCCGAGTTAGAGCCGTCAAAACACTAACAACTGGGACACTGCTTTATTCCGCTTGGTCAAACCCTGTTGAGGGTACGACTAATGTCGTTATAGGTCAAAATTACTACGGACCAACCGCACCACCAGACCCTGGTGGGGTTTCAGCGGAAGGTGCAATTTGGTTTGATACTAACGATGGTAATAGAATGTACCGTTGGAGCGGCTCCGCTTGGGTAGACGTTCAAAAAGTCTTGGAGGCGGATGACTTCGGTCTTGGTATCCGTCCAATTCAGATTGTATCGGCACTCCCAATACTGCCAGATAGTGATTACCCTGATGGCTCACAGGTAACTTTGACCACAGATGACTACAGACTGTACCGTAACAACGGTGGCACCTGGGACTACTCAGTAAATACAGAACAGATCGACAACGGCGCGATCACCACCATTAAGATCGAAGATGATGCAATCACCACCATTAAGATCGAAGATGATGCAATCACCAATATCAAGATTATAGATGGTGCCGTTGTAGCGGGTAAGATTGCGGATGATGCTGTAGTTGCAGCTAACATCGTCAATGGAGAAATCATAGCTGGTAAACTCGGAGATAGTGCTGTAACGGCTGGCTCTATTGCGACTGATGCTGTAACTGCGGATAAGATCTTAGCTAATTCTATCACAGCCACTAAGATTGATGCCGATGCTGTAACTGCCGATAAGATTGCGGCTAATGCTGTTACAACAAGTAAACTTTTGGTCAGTGGCCGTGGCGCGGCTCTTAATGCTGATCCAGGATGCCAAGACTCTTCGGCGTGGGTTAAATATCCTAATAGTTTATCGAATGCAACTTTTACGACTATCACTGATGGTTTAGTAGGTAACAATGTAATAAGAGGTTCAAACAGGGCATGGTATAACGGGGACGATCGTTTGCCATTCGACCCAAACAAAACGTATCGTATCCGTGGTGTAGTTAGAAGGTCTTCCGCCACCGCTGATGGGACATGCTACCTTGGGGTCGCATTGTTTGATTCTAATGGCACCAACATAAGTGGCAATGGCACCCAGTGGTTTTATGCAGGTGGTGGGAGTTTTCTCCCTGGTACTGATTTTACACTTCGCTCCGATGAGTTTGGCTTTGATACGACCGAAACCTTCCCAGCCAATGCCAGAACGATGGCACCTTTAATTATTCTCAGTTATAATGCTACTACTGGATACATGGAGGCCCAAGATATTCGTATAGAAGAGAAAATCAATGGTGAGTTGATAGTGGACGGGGCGATTACTGCCGATAAGATTGAGGCTAATGCCGTTACTGCCGATAAGATTGAGGCTAATGCCGTTACTGCCGATAAGATCTTAGCTAATTCCGTAACTGCCGATAAGATCTTAGCTAATTCCGTAACTGCCGATAAGATTGCAGCTAATAGTATAACTGCATCAAAACTTACACTTGGTGGGACTACTGGTAACATTGTAGGAACCTCTAACCTGACCGATTATTCCTACTGGACTCTTGTACAGGGTACAAATTTAACTTTTCAAAACCCTTCCAATCCGGTCACTTGGAATTCTACTAAGGTTGCCAAGTTGGGCGACAATGCAAATGTTATAGTTGTAGACGGCAAAACTTTCGAGGTTGAGCCAGGTGATGTAATAAGTGCAAGATACAAAGCATATATAAATTCCGGCACTGCGGGGACTGTATATATGGACATTAAGTACTCCCAGAATGAAGATTTCACTGGTACCTTATCGTACGGTTACTTCTCAAATGGGTATATCCCATATAATGTTCTTACAACTGTCGAAGGTAAAGCTGCACCAGTCCCCACCGGTTACAGATTTGCAAAAATCAGGATGGTCAAACTTGATAATGGCCCACTCCGTGCATACTTTGGGGACACATATTTTAAAAAAGCTATAGACACGCGCTTGATAGTAGACGGAGCTATTGAAGCTTCCCAAATTTCAGCGGGTGCAATCACCGCCGATGCGATAGGTACCAACGAGATTGTTGCTAGCCTGGCCAACTTGTCCCAGGCTGTGATTGATGATCTATCTGTTGGAAGTATATCTGCGGGTGACATCACAACGGGTACAATTGACTCCGCTGTGTTTAACCTGAATGGCACTGGTGGTGTGATTAAATCTGATAACTTTAACGCAACAAATCTTACAGGGTTCCAGATTCGGGGCAACGGTGACGCGCAGTTTAATGATGTAGTCATGAACAATGGTGTATTCCACGGTCGAATTGAGGGCAGTCAGATTGTGGTTGATAATGATGTTTACCTTTATCGTAGCGATGCTCTAACGAAACCTGCGGTGCCTACTTTATATAAACATGAGATAGCTTCTTTTTCCCGCGTTAGTCCTGTGCTAACAATATACGCTTGGAATGCTCCGGGAGCTACCACAGAAAATCGGTTTATCAAATCAAGCCCAAAGGTAGTCCTTACTGGTTCCTGTACTGGAGAGGGGAGTAATGGATTTCTACTACAACGGAATTTGAATGGGGCTGGTTGGGTTACAATCTATACAGGACAAACTTTAACGGTACGCTACCGCGCTGGGGATGGTTTTGATGAAGCTTCAATTGGATCATTAACCTACATTGATTCTGTGCCCGGACAGTCAGGAACCGAATACGTAAAATATCGGACATATAACAATTGGGAGCAAGATAATTTATCGATATCTTTACAAATCAGCAACTGGTAAAAAAAATTATGGCACTACTAAAAACACACACATTAGAAAATGGTATCCCCATTGAATACTGGGCAGTCAAACAGTCCACTGAGTTTGATTATCACGCTCAGGTCTGCCGCTTGTGGATTCTAGCATGGATCAGTAAAGCAACCAGGGACGGTGGCTCAGGATACGTACACCAGGCGACCCGTGATTACTATGTTAGCGTTGAAGACTTCAACACCTACTTCTCCGACGAGGTTCTTAAGCAAGAAGGTAATTCATTTAACTCCCAGGCTTATGCATACATCTTGGCAAATGATCCATTCTTTGCGGACGCTGTTGAAATCTAAACTCTTGCGAGATCTTGCAGATTTTTAACAGCGGCCAGGAAACCATCCTGGCCCTCGCCACGTGCCCTGAGAGACTCGAGGACTGCGTCATCTACAGTCCCAGTGCAGACAATCCTCACAACCCTTGTCTCTTCTTTTTGACCGGTTCTTGCAAGACGGGCGTTGAACTGATCATACAGTTCCCTCGACCAGGTCGGTGAAAACCAAACCGCTATACGGCCACCGTCCTGCAACCGATCAACACCATGTCCGATTGATCGGGGATCGGCTACAAGCATGGGTATCTTACCGGCGACCCACCTATCAAGGGTATCTTCACGAAATAGCTCAGCCCCCTTGCAGGATTTCAAGATTCTTGACTGCTCATGCTTGAAGGCAGTGGCCACTAGGATGGGCCCAGGGTTGTCCTTTTGAAACTTCTTTAGTGCTTTGATCTTGTTGTCATGGACTAGGCCGACAGAACGATTCTCATCGTATACAGCCCCAGAGGTTACCTGTAAAAGTTTGTTCATTTTCACCGCAGCATTTACCGCCACCACTTCTTTCCCATCCTCCAGCTCGGCCAGGAACTCCTTCTGGAGTTCTTTGTATATCTTGGCCGCCTCCTTTGGCAAAGAAACCTCAATGTCCTCAACGCTTGTTGGGGGTATGTCTAGCCAATCCTCGGACCTAAGTACCAAAGAGAGATCGGAAAGCTTCCCGGTTACAACCTCATCAGCCCCGGGACGTGCTAGCCATTTTGGGAACTGTGAAAAAGCATTGTCAGGTTTTAGATAAGCCTGGCGAAACCCATAGAATGATTTGCCCAAAAGATCGCCGCCATCTAGAAGGCGGATTTGAGAGAAAAGATCAATGATACCATTCGGTCTTGGGGTGCCGGTAAGGCCCCAGTGGCGGTCAAACAAATCCCTGTACTTGCGGATGGTGTTTATCCGTTTGCTGCTATGTGATTTAGCCTTAGAGAGCTCGTCCCATATGATGGTGTCCACTGGCATGTCTTCTTTGTTAACGCCCTCAAGGCAAGACTTACAGAATTGTGGTATCCTTTCGTAGTTGAGCAAATAGATATCAGCGGAGCCATCCTTCCATGCTTGCATACCCTCCCTGGTTCTCAGCAACGCAACCCTCATCCATTTAAACTTATCCCACTTCTGGATTTCATAAGGCCAAGTTAACACTGACACTCTAAGGGGTGCCACAATTAGCGCACCCTTTGTGGCACCCTCACAAAAAAGATCGTCCAGTGCCGAGAGTGTCATTGATGACTTGCCCAACCCCATCCCGGCAAAGAGTGCGGCTACATTCCGATCTTTCAACCATTTGATTCCTATGTCTTGGTGTTTAAGGGGCTGGAATTGCATCTGATATTCTCACTATTCTTTCTTTCTGACTACGGGTAAAGGACCTAAGAGTGTCCATCTTTTTAACGAACTTACGATCTTCTCTGCTCATCAACTTGTAGAACTTAGGCTTCTTAAGCCTATAAAGCACAGACTTTAATTCAAAAAAGTTTGGTGGGTTCTTCATTTGCAAATTGAATCAATGAGAAGCTTCCCCGAAATAACATCGTCACACCAAGCAGCGTTGGCGTTGTTTTCTTTCAGCTTATTAATTTCACGAAGTTGAAGTTTAGTTGGCTTTTTACCTGGGGCTTTAAGCTCAAGAAAAAGAACCTCCCCTGATGGTGATATTACTATTCTATCCGGTACACCCCTGTTGCTCGGAGATGAAAACTTATAGTATATGCAACCTCTCGATTTGGCGTAACTACCTATTTTCTTCTCAACTTCCTTTTCAAGCATAGGACAAAGTAACCGGTATCATTTGTTTCTTGGGATTAGATTCTATAATCTTCCCCATGATAATGACCCGCTCCGCCTTTTGCAAACGGATTATAAATTTATTGATCATTGGGGAGCGTGGTCTCTTCCTTTCGAGTTCAATAAGGATTAACTTTTTTAGGTCTTCCGCTGATGGTGGATTGCTAGAAAGAGCGGAATTCATTGCATTCCAGCAGTTTAAATAACCCGCGCTTTTCAAGCGCAGTCTGTCCTCTTGAGTAACCTCAGGAGTTTCCGGGAATGGTTTAAAATTTTTCATGGTACATATAATAAATGGTTTTTAATCTTTTTAGTCAAGGTTTAGTCTTTGCGATAGAATGGCACCTCAGAACCCTCCGCTTCAATTGGCAGACCGTCCGCCCATTCTGGTAAATCACATAGTATCTCACAGAACTCTTCGATGCTTTGACCAGGCTTGATCTTGGCAAGGGCCTGGTCGTGAACCAGCATGAATATCTCATAGCCTTTGGCCTGTGCCTTCACAGCACCGTTTGACATAACGTCACCGGCCACGGCTTGAGTTGCATTCTCTAAAAGCTTACCACCATAGGTTGATACCCAGCCCCACATGTTGGACTTACCCGGCACCTTACCCCAGAATACTATCTCTTGGCTCTTGTAAGTGTCCCCCTTGTAAGTCTTCTCGACCATATCCAACCGAGCTCTTGGATAGATCAAGCAGTGGCCACTTGGTACACGCATTATTAGAGCGGGGAAACCACACTCATTGCCGTAGCAAAATACTACCTTGTCAGTGCCATTGAACTTAGTCCCTGGAGCCTTGATAGCGGCCTTGGCAGCTTCATTGATTGACTTCCAAGATGCTGAGACCCTGTTGTTTACCTTTCGGAAAGTTTTGATTGCGCGGCTGGCTAGGTCTGTGCTGACATTTTGTCCATATGCCTCGCAAGTACCCTTGAACTTGTCCTCGCCCATGCCGAAACCGCAACCTAGGACCGCTTGCTTGCCAACAAACCTTTGTTCTTTGGTGACCTCCTCGGGCTCTATGCCAAAGATGTGTGATGACATAACCTTGTAGATATCTTTATTGGCCCTGAATAGATCAAGGCTATCCTCCTGATCACAGAGCCAGCAAACGATCCTAGCCTCAATAGATGCGTAGTCAGCGTCAAAGAATCCACGCTCCCCCTTGGGCTGAATGAAATGCCTTATACAAGATGCAATTGCAAGAAGCGGGTTGTCATAAAGCATCTCTAAGGTGTCTAACTCGAGTGCACCAGAACAAAGAGTACTGTAAAAATTTTCAGTGTCTTTGATTTCAGGCCGTTTAAAGTTTTGTGGCTGGATAATTCTGCCAGCCCATCTGTGCGTCCTTTCGGCACCGGACCACATGAGTGCACCACGGACGTGCCCATCTGAGTTAGCCGCCGACAACATGGTTGGTATCTTTTTTAGAGCTGCGAAGCCTAGAAGTGATCGCATCTTTAAAGCTTCATATGCAATCGGTTCCATTCCGATTGCCTTAGGGTCAGTTCCCAAAACACCTGAGACCGTTGCAACCTGTAGGTTCTTACCAGGATATCCCTTGGACTGGAGCCACTCAACAAATTTTATTGTTTGAGTTGGTCTAAGGCCAACGATTTTCTCAAACTTTACCGAAAGCTTTTCGTTAAATTCATTTACTAGTTTGTCTGTAAACAAAAGACCGTCTACGTTTACTGGCACACCACGGTCGTTCATTTTTGCATCAAACAAAAATCCTTCTAGCGGATCACCTTTAAGATCAAACTTCTTTAAAGCTTTGTGGACCTTCTGTTCGGTCCGGACATCCTGGAGACAGTAGTATCCGAAATCTTTAAACTCATCGGGTCTATCCTCAGGCATCAATCTAAGACCTTTGTTTTCACCCGTTGAAGCTGGGATGCTAAACATACGAATAAGCTTCATACCGGAAGTGTCCTTTAACTCGTCAAGACCTAGGAAGGAAGCGCACTTTGCAAGGCTTGAGGGTATTGCGGCACGTCGAGCCATGGAAGCCGTACAACGCCATTGTGTTACATCAGGTACAGGTAAAGAGAATGTCTTAGTCCAATTGTACTTAGAGATGGCATTTTCAAATTGTGAATTGTGTGCATAGATCAAGGCATCCTTGTTTTCAGATACCTCACGCAAGAGTTTCAATGCTGGTGCATTTTCTTTCTCACTTGCATTTACTGACCAAAGTACGGGCTCTGAATCCCCCTCCGCAATAGCGCAGAGGAGGATCTTAGTTGAGGGGTCTTCAGCATACCTATAAGCACCATACTTTTTAAGGTCAGCACAACTGAAGGTCTCAAAGTCTAAATGGTATAAAGCCATATTAAACGTCCAGCAAATAGAAAGCTTGGTCTAGGTATTTGTCATACCCACTTTTATCACCGGATGCCTTAGCAAGACCCTTTGCCACCGAAGATACCATGTCATCAAAGTCACAGTGCAGTGGGGTTCTTGCAATTATTTTTGAGGCTGTTTCGATTTCAAGATAGTTACCGACCTCCTGAGCTAGGCCATGGTTGTCATTCAGTAGCTCCGCTATTTCTAATCCTTTATTAATTATGTTCATAACTGTTAAACGTTTTTAGGTTTGAAGTGTTAAAAAATGCCCTCCTCGATTTGAGGAGGGCAAAGTTTATAGATACTAATCGAGCATTGAATCGGAATCATCTTCGATATCATCGAAGACAGAACCAACGTCTACACGAGCTTCACCGAATGGGTCGCCATCCTTGACAAACTGTACGGCCAAGAGGTTTGCGTTGATACGCTTACCAAACTTGTTGTTTTGTGCCCACAGTGTAATAACTGCGTTAACATAACACCCAGGGTACATTTTGTTGTCATCCTCAGTCAATGGAACGGACTTAATCTTGTCCACAATCTGAGGTCGGTTTTTGTTTGATGCGGATACAAACATGATACCTTCACCAAAGCCATCCTTTGGAGAACCATCATCATTTGTCTTCTCAGCACCGTCACGCAAGCAAACACCCTTGAGTGCTTTTGAGTTACCCTTGAAGTATTCCTTCACTAGTGAATCAATACCATCTTGGATACGTTTGATATCCTGTGCGTTTTCCTCTTTGTCCATAATGAACGTAGCGGAATACTTAGGATCTGTTTGTTCTCCACCAGCTCCTTGGAAGCTACTTGCCTTGAAAAGGCTAGGAAAAGAGAGGCGGACATTCTTGATTACGATTTGCATACTTATTATTTGTTATTGTTTTTTACTATTTATTGCCAGAGTGGCAATGAGAGAGATACTTTATATTTAATTGTTGTCAAACACTTTTAGATATTTTCGAAGTTGTCAGTGATTTGTGTAATAATTGAATCACGTTCATCCTGGGCATTTACAAGTATTGGCGAGCCTGGTTTGCGATCAGTTAAATCCTCAAAGCGATTCTTAAACCTAGTTGATAGAGTTTCTTTTTTGAGAAGCTTCTCAGCCTGTGCCAATGATATTAGTTTCTTGGTGTAGCGATCCTCAGACTTGATCTTAGTCTTAATAAGTTTGTCAGCCTCGGATTCGTTGGTCCACTTACGTTGACCTCTATTACCCTGAACAATTTTTAAACCTTCTACCGGGAGACCTTTTAGTATTCTTTCTTTGGCATCGTCGGTTACAGAATTGACCCATTTAATTAAGTCTTTCCCATGGTTTACAACAGTAGCAATTTGTTTATCGCTTAGAGTCTCAAAGCTTGGGCCCACAAATTTATCAGTTGGCTCTTCTTTTAAATCTGAGAGTTGCGCAACCGCATCAATTGAAGCGCGGCTAAAATTATTTGTGGCATAATCAGCCCTTGCGGAACAAACACCTTTGGCAGGACAAAACTGACAACCCTCCTGGCTCGGATAGAAATCTAAGTCATGGCCCTCAGTAATATCTACAACGGCATTTGTAATTGGCTTACAGAACTCAATTAGTTCGCCTAGGTTTAGTGACCAAACACGGGTAGGGTTGTCACCCCTTGTGCGTGGTTGATGAATCGATATGATAACACTTGTGTCCGGAGTAAAATCAATTTCAGACCAGAGGTTTTCAATCAAAGACATAGCGTAGATTGCTAACTGTGAGTTGTCTTTGGCTTCAACCTCAACACCTTTACCATATTTTAGGTCTAAGATCTGAACGCTTTTCTGTGAAACCACTGCGTAGTCAACTGTACCCGTGTCCTCAGGTTTGTAAAAGAGAGGTACGGAGCTTTCAATAAGCACCTTATCTCCTTCCTTCACAAGCCTCTTAGCTAGGTTTACATAGCTACCTACGGCCTCACACATCTCCTCGCCATCATAATCGCTCTCAAGTATCTCAGGGTGGAAAGGGATATCATCCAGGTCCATTAAACCCTCGAGTACATTTGAAGCAAACTCATGAGCAAGGGTACCTTCCTCAGCATATGAAGAGGTGCCACCGAGTTTGATTCTGCCCTCGGCGGCTAACTCATCGATAAAGCTTACGGACCTTGTGCATTCCATCCATCTCTTGGAGGCACTGGGTGCTAGTTTTGAGTGAGTGCTCATTAGTTTGGGCAGTCCTCAAGTTTAATTCCAGCGGCATCCTCAAGATCTTTTAAGAATGAATCAATGTCCCCGGTAAAAGCTGTTAGGTTAGTTACACCATTCTTTTTTAATACCCCAGAAAGACCAACTTTGTCTTTTTTCACTTTGATCATGTAGGTAGCAATAACACGGCAGTCCTCAATAGTTGCGGTTGATTTACTTTCAACTACTGGCTCCGGCTCTTCAACTACTGGCTCTGGCTCTTCAACTACTGGCTCCGGCTCTTGTACTACTGGCTCTGGCTCTTGTACCTTAACGATCAAAGGTTCAACCTGTTTAGTAACAGATGCATTTAAAAGTGCATCGGTGTTTCTTTCGAGTGCTTCAAGAAGCATTTGGATTTTATTTTCTAGTGACATATTTTTTATCTTGTTTGGTTTTATATTAGTCCTTCTGAGAGAATGTTGAATGCCACTGCTGCACACTGCGGAACTTGTCCGTTACCAATGGCTTTAAGTCGGTCCACCCGATTGGCCACCCCATGAGCCACTCGACCCACGGCGGGTTCAGTTGTCCCGTCTGCTTCACCTTGTGCTTCTCGTTCACTTGCTCGCCCAAGTTCCCCTTGCCCCGATCCGTCAGCGCATCCTTGTGCATGAAGCATCTCGGCGTTCCCCATTTCTGCTGGGTCTGTGTGCCAAAATCCATTGCAACCTTTTGCCCCAGCGTAGCTAGTCCGGGTCGCTTCACTCTGCTCGGTGGGACTGTTCCCATTGAGTCCTTCCAATCCCTTGCTAGTGGCGTAGGCCATCTCTTCACGGAGTCTGCTAGATTCAAGCTGTGACTCGTCTTGCCGTTCTTTGATAATCTCCGACCAGTCTCCGTCAGGATTGCATCTGGATGCTCCGTCTCTTGACACGTCGGTGTAGGCCAAGTCTTCTGATATTCCTTCCACGCATCCATTTGTTCTGGATGCACACAGTCCCGCAGGTTCGCTGGTCGGCTGCGCCCTGGTCTGGCCTGAGTCGCTTCCTTGTGTAGTGCCTTGGGACTCTTCGGTGGCAGCGTTTCCATCGTTGTTGGTGTCGGCCAAGTCTGATTTGGATTCACAGGGGATTTGTGCCAGTCCCAGCACGGCTTCTTTCCGCTGATCTGGACTTGCTCCTGTAATGTGCCTGGAGGCAACGTCTTCCTCCCAGTTGCTTCCCTTGCTTTCCCCTTCTTCTCCCACGACTCCGCACTTCTTAATGGAACTTGAATGCAAGTCGGACTCATCCAGTTCACATCTGTAGGCCAAGACCCACATTCTGTCGCGCTTGTGCGGCGCACCGACAGCCCCAGCTCCGATAATTCCCCATCGAGCATTATACCCCAGCGCGGCCAAATCTTCGAGGACAACTCCAAGTCCCCTAGTGCGAAGCAGTGGTGAGTTTTCGGCAAAGACAAATCGAGGCCGCATCTCGTCAATGAGTCGCGCATATTCCTTCCATAATCCCGAGCGTTCGCCGGTAATTCCTGCTCCTTTACCTGCCGCACTGATGTCTTGGCATGGGAACCCTCCGCAGAGAACATCAACTGTCCCCCTCCAAGGTTTTCCGTCGAGTGTACAGACATCGTCCCAGATGGGGAAGGTGGGTAGGATTCCGTCTCGCTGTCTGGCGAGGAGTACATCTCTTGGGTAGGATTCAATTTCGCAAGCTCCAATTGGATTGTGACCAAGTAGTAGGTCACCGAGAATTCCGCCTCCTGCCCCTGCGAAGAGGTGGAAAGTGTTGAGTTGTTTTGTGTATGCCATGTCATTTTATTTGGTTGTTTTTAGTTATTATCTGTTTAAAAAAGTACCGCAGATTCCCCGCTGCGGTGCCGGGTATTTCTCACTCACATTACCCCAAAGTGAGCAAGAAAAATTGAATGAGCTAATACGGAAACCGTTTATTGTAATCGTGTCAAGCAAAGGGTTGATTTTTTATTCTTCTAATCCCCAGGGGGTGCCACTTAAATCAATCCCCGACTGTATTGCTAACTGCACTAAAACTTCAGCAACTACCTTGGCTCTATTTGAATTGTTTTCATACCCTGGTAATATCTCAAGTAGCTCGTCGCAAAGCATCTCGAACATTACCTCGGCACGTTCTTCATTTGGTTCTTCACTATGCATGAAAGACAATGCTTTGTTCATTAACAAGGTTGTTGCCTCCTCAGTTATTATTGTTTTTGCCATAATTTTTTAACTTTTCCCCAATATTTATCCGTGCAAGCTTTTTTGTAGCCATTGGGACCACCATTGTGGATCCTTGCGATGTCTTCAATTGTTGGCTCCCTGCCTAGTCTTTCCTTGGTTGCATATCGAGCCATGTAAGCCTCAAAGATCTGAATAGCCACATCCCTTTGAAAAGCATCCTCATGGATCCAATCTTTTCCGGCATGTTCGGCGGCATCCTGGACGTATGCAGCATGCATCTGGAGGCAACCGTACGCTTTCCCGTCATCTCCTATTGCAAAGTCATTGCCACCGGATTCAATCGTTATAAGTGCTAGTATAAGTGTCATGTATGTCATGGCTTAGCTTCTAAAGTGCTTCTCGATTTTATTAGACTCAACATATAAATCAAAGTCTCGGTTGAAGACAGCTCGGTGCGTAACCTGTAGCCACTGGCCTATGTGCTGCGGTGCAGTGTTGCGGTTCTGTCCATCTAACCCTGCCCTTGCCAGCCTGTCTTTAATCAACTGGTTTGCTTCGGGGTCAAGTGGTTTCTCGCCGTCATTAAGGTGGTGCATGTGATCGTTCTTTGTGTATTTCTTAGTCATAATGTGCGCCCTACCGGGCTGGTTGGTGGTTGTGTTGGATTTCCTTGACTTGATTTTACTTGAGCTGAAGGTTATCTAAATATTATTGTAAATCCAGAACCTTGATTTATTGGCAAGAAATTGTAGTCCATCCACTCATCGGCTTCCTCGTTGCTCGTCCCCATAGCCATTAATTCTCTATACATTAAATTGTATTCATAGACTAGGTTGTTTTTTTGATCGTTACCAACTATGGCACTGTCAAGCCCTGTGAATCGAATGGCCTCGGGGTTTGCACTTTCTAAGTAATATTCTGTATCTTTTATCATAATATTTCAGTTAGTTCGCTGTTAATTTCCCCTTCACCATTTATCAAACCTGTGTCAATTAGATCCAAGGCCGTCCGTTGGTAGTAACCCTGGAGGTGATTTATCTGACCTGTTTTTATTAAATTGGAAAACAACTCAAGCACTTCCATGCTATTTAATTCCCCAGCTTCGAACTGCATCATTTTATCTAAGTTATCCATTTTTCTATTAGTTATACATGTAAGTTGCGACTTCGGATTCGATCATGTTCACATCCGTAAATGTGAGATGATTCATTACTGGGCCGTTCAATTTGAAAAAATCCTCAGTGTCTGGGTCATAGATTTTTGCATCAACAATATCCACATGCTCAATTTCGATTTCTTCCCAGCTTTCTACACCTCTGTGTGTGTCACATTTACATTCCTTGCTGTAATAATAAACATCAACTTGCACAGTGGCATTTCCGATGCTGAGTTCTACTTCTACTTCAATTGATTTGTATTTTTCTTCCATGGTTGTTTTCTTTTTATGTTTATTTTTGTAGGCAAAGATTAAGAGCAGATGATACTCCCTTTGCATTGGCTCCGGCTCGACGCATTGCAAGGGCAAACATCTTAGCAACATCTTCGTTGCCTTTACTTAGCTGAGAAAGCATCGACCAATACCTACCGTAGTGGTCTTTGGTTGTTTTAATGCTGGCCTCCACCTCATTTACAAAGGGTGAAAAATCTTCGGCGAGATCGTTTAGTAGTTTTTCTTTTTGTTCGTTTGTCATATTTATCTTGGTTAATTTTTTCTGGTTAAGTGAAGCAACATAAAAAACCGATTTTAGGTTCTAGTCAAGTAGATTTGTAGATTTTTCTTTAAATCTTTCTTCAGCTATACTTTGAAGGTCTAAACCCTTAAGCATCGAGTCATATTCAAGCCACAGTGTGTGGCGTTCGCCATTCAACCGGTAGCGGCCAGCCTGGACGTATCCCATCTGACGTAAGACGTTTGCAAGGTACTTACTGTTGGTCCTGTTACCCAACTCAGCATTGAGTGCATTTAGCAATGAGGTTGATGATATTAAGTCCGACTGGATCAATGGGTGATCGCCATCCTCGAGTAGCTGGTCGGTCAGTAGCTCGGCTTCAGGCATTGTGGCCTGTTGCATCTCGAGTTGGTAACGTGTGACCGGTGGAGGCCCGTCGATTGGGAAGTCATCAGGTATCTCAACACGTTCGAAGAAAGCACGGATCGCCCTAGGATAATTCTTTATCAAGTCCGCCACCCGATCAAAGTGACCCGAAGCATTAAGCTCAAGCACCTGGGCCTTGGTTTGCACCCACGACTTTATCACAAGGTAACGGCGCGAACCGGCACTGATCGCGAGTGCGTCTGGAAAGTTGGTGAACAAGATATAGTTGGTCACGTTATCAACTTCACGGTGATCGCGGTACTTCTGATTGATTGATACGTGGTCATCCGCAATCGGCTCTTTAAGCTTATTCTCAACCTCATAGCGTGAGTGTCCCTTGGAGTGGATCTCGTTGAGTACGGCCAACTGTGTGCCATAGGCCCAGTCATTGTAAGCAGAGAAAATCTTCTCGGGATCGACCACCTTCACATGACCATAACCCAGGGCCGACCGAATCAACTTCGCGAGTAGGCCCTTACCATTACCTTCCTGGCCCTGCGAGAGTGGTGCCCACCGGATCTTCTGACCTGGCCTTTGCACCAGCACAGCAATGAATTGTATCAGCATGTCCTGAAGCTCAGGTTCCTTGGCCAGGATGGCGATGTGAGATCGTATAATGTCACCAGCCTTCTTGATGTCCGCCTCATTGGTGGATGCCTCGGGATGGGTCATACGGTAAGTATTAACGTAGTTGATGCCATCCTTCTTAACGAAGCTCTCGTCGGGGTTAGCCGGGTCGTAGACATCTGAAAAGACCGTTGGCACTTGCAGGTCATTAAGAACAAAGTCTTGGGGCCGTACAAGTGGCGTGTTCTTAGCACGGATGTTATCAGCCTCTCCAATCTCCTCGAGTTGCTCTTTGGTCGGCAGAAGGTATCTAGCATACAATGAGTCGAAAGCATCTCGGTCCATAGCCTCTCCCGTGCCAACACGGAATAGTTTCTTGGTCTCACCTACAAAGCACAGGCCACGTGCCCAGCTCGGAATTGGTTTGTCCTTTTCCTTTTGATCCTTCTCAGCCTGGCGGACCGAAGAGTGTTTCTTCTTTAGAGACTTGCGTAGGGTCGTGATCAAAACCTTCTGCTCAAATTTCTGTGAGCCAATCCGGCATATCTGAGACAGAAGCGAGTCCTGCAAAGTTGGCGTTAGGAGGGGGCATCCAGCGATCCTGTCCACGCCCTTACCAACCAATGACGCAAATGTTTCAGACTCCTCCAGCCACTTCTGGATGTCCTTAAAATACCTTTGCTGAATCTCCTCATTGTCCCAGCCGGATGACTTCGCTATTAACAAAGTGGTGCGGATTGTCACGGGCACTCGGTCGCTTGTATTCGCAGCGAAGTACTGCCAACGCTTCTCTACGTCTTCACGGCTTGTATACTTACTGCCCTTAGATGACCACTCGTCAAATGCATCAAAGGCATCCCCGTCACAGTCAACGAACTGGTGCCGCATGCCCATCCCCACTTTCACCCATGACATCATGTCTAGGTCTGGGTCAGTTTGTGAGAGCGCATCCTTAACGTCATCCAAGGTCACTGAGTCAAGCCTAGGCATGAGGAACTCGAGACCTGACAGGTTATCACTGAGTGACTGCTTGCGGCCACCCGACTTCGACACAGTGTCTAGAAGCTCGGTACCAATGAAAGCATCCTCACCCAGCGCGACTCCGGTGTGCCTGTGGGCCAATACAGGGTGGTCGTTCTCAATGTTTGTATCGATAAAGGTGGTGGGCCTGTACATGGCCTGGCTTGGTATGCATGACTCCACCGTGATCTTTGTGATGCCTAGCTTGCCAGCTACCCACGATACAGCACTCTTATACATATCAGGTGAGAAACCATCAGCCTCCACCACAACTCGGATCCTAGGGTTCTCCTGCTTATAAGAAGCCGTCTTGTAGATCGCAAAGTTGTAGTTGCCCAGCATCTCATAGACCACGCCGATGTTCGATATGATCGTGGCGGCATCGTCGTTGTCATCCACATCGATACACACCAGTGAGATCGACTCACAGTTGGCTATTGTCTTTACAGCCTTGTCCTCCTGGTCGGTCTTGAATGCTGCCGGTGTGAAGTACTTCACGCACTTATACTTCTTCTGATCCTCAGGATCCATATTGTGGAATTCCGAATAACTCTTATTGATCCGCACAGGGTAGTTGATCTGTGTATCAAAAAACTCTTTGAAATCTGTGATGTTCAAACGATAGGCAAACTTGAATGAAGTTCTACCTGGGTCGGCTCCGAAGAATGGATTATTTCCTTTTGGCATTGTTGTTATTTTCTGGGGGTTATTGTTGCGTTGAATTTATTTCAGTAAGTTACCGCATGGTCCACTGATGGCATGCTCCGGTGTCATCTCTAGATTCATATCAAGGTCTATCTCCATGATGTTCGCGGGATGGTAATAAGAGCTGAGGCCATTGCGTGGACGTATCTCATACTCAGGAAATTTGCGGAAGTACAGGATGTATGCAACAAACATTGCCGGAATATACTTGGTGCCATATAAAGATATGAAGCACTGCCTACCTATAATGTATCCCGCCTTGGCACCTTCGAGCCTACCCTCTACCGAACGCTTCCAGTATATCTGTGCTTTAGGCATAGGGTTTTGCTTGGTCCACTTCTCACAGTCGAGGCGGAAGTTATGCCTGAAGTCAGCGACCGTAAGGTCATTCATTGGTTTCCTCCGTGTGGAGTTCTTTGGGCGACCAATTTTCTTTGTAGTTAACATAGTGGGGGGTGGTTTATAGACCTAGGGTTTAGAGACCGTCAAGCCTTTTAGTTTAAATTTATTTAAACAGAAAGTAGCATTGTTATAGGCTTGAGCTACAAACTGAAAACTGTATATTGGTCGGAATGAAACTGAATGCAGGTCTCAACCCAAAAC